CTAGGTTCCGCTTGGCTAAGCGGAGAGTGGCTAATTTTTCAAAGTTGGCTCTCTCCTGGTATGGAATGATTCTGCATCCTGTTAAATCTAGCGTATCGGTTGATCCGTTCGTGAAGTTTCAGGTTCCGAAAATCTATGAGAAAGTGCCAGACCATAGTCGACGCTATCTCAAAGAACACGAGACTTTCATTGTGGACAAGGACACAGGTCACTTGCGCCCAACTGAAGGTTATGAACAATATAGGGTGGTCAGGGATTCTGCCCAAGTAGACTATTGCCGCGAGAATTTCTCCAAGAGGTGGAATTATATGTTCGCGGGAACTGTAAAATATCTTTCTACTCACTTTTTGCCAGGTGGCGAGCCGATTAGGCCCAAACCCGAACTGATGACTAGACTGAGTTCCACGCCATGTAGTGTAAAGACGATCTTTCAGTGGAGAGGATTGATCATGACTTACATGTTGGAGTGGTGGAACAACCTCCACGCTCGAGCTGAGCTGATGAGTATGTACTTAGACTCCTTTTATATGGAGCGGCATGGTATAGATACTTGGCAGGCAGCTCTTGATCAAATAATAAAGTTGGAGACTGGGCAAGAGCGCAGTCCAGTCCGGACGATTCTGGACAATTATACCATTCCTCGACCTGAACGTAATAACAGACAGTGTCGACAATGGTGGTTAACCCAAGCTGACTGGTGGCCTGTTGTAACTGACAACAGATTCACTTGGTTAGATACCGAGAGAAAGGCTCTCTTTGAAATGATGGGTAGGCTTCGCGTAGCGGGGCCAGATCTGTCTTTATCGGAGGTGGGCCGTCTACAATCATTCCTCACGTTTAATCGAGGATTAAATCAGATTGTAGCTCCCAAATCTTGGAAAAGGAACATCATCCTTTTCTACACCTTTGGGAATTGGCTGCAGGACACACTTTTTCCGTGGAACAGCCGCGGAAAGTGGTGTGGACATATAGCCCCCTCCTGTCACATGTTGGTGACTGGATTATCAGAG